CCAGCCACAACTGCCGATGTTGCGCTGCAGACCAAAAAGCAGAACCACACAACCACCACGAAGCCGTCTCAGAAGAGGCGGCTTCAGTCGTTCCCAAGGAGGGCTCATGAAAGCACTGACGGTAAAGCAGCCGTGGGCTGCGGCCATCATCAACGACGGCAAGGACATCGAGAACCGCTCCCGCAAAACCAACTATCGCGGCCTGCTCTACATCCATGCTGGCAAGGCTTGGGAGTCGTCGGCGGTGGACGCGATCTGCAAGCTCACCGGAAAGGCCTACATGGCCGCCGATCAGGGCATGGTCATCGGCACCGTGGAGCTCATCGACTGCCACCACGCCGACGACTGCACATTCGAGACCGGCAGTAAGCGCTGCTCGGAGTGGGCCATGCCGGACCACTACCACTGGGTGCTGGCCAATCCCGGGCCGCTCGAAATCCCGTTCGCCGCCACTGGCAAACTCGGCATCTGGAACCTCAAGGGGGACTCATGAAATTCAAGCTCGGTGATCACGTGCGCGTCATCGCCCGCACTGATTGGTATTTCGACATGGTGGGCATAGTGGTTCGAACCAGCAGGAACGGCGTGCTGCCCAAGTACATCGTCAACATGGGAGACGTCGAGCTCTACTATGACGCCCACGAACTCATCCTTGCCGACCCGGAGCCGCACACTGCCACCGCCAGTAAGCCAGAAGTGGCTGAAGGGGTGGAAGTGCCGGGAGTGGATTTTGAGTGCTGCAAAACGCCACCCAGCGATCAGGTGAAGCATCCGAGCCACTACACCAGTCACCCCAGCGGCATCGAGTGCATCCAAGTCACCGAACACATGGGCTTCAACCTCGGCAACGCCATCAAGTACGTCTGGCGTGCCGACCTCAAAGCCGACGCGCTCGAGGACCTGCGCAAGGCCATCTGGTACATCGACCGGGAAATCCAGAAGAGGGAGCAAGCCGCATGATCCACCTGACCATTGACGTCCCGGCCCCGTGCGCGTTCATCAACTCGAACCAGCGGCTTCACCGGATGGCCCAAGCGAAACTCACGAAGCTCTGGCGCCAAGCAACCGCAACCGCAGCACACGGCATCCCCCAAATCGACGGACGAGTGCACATCATCGCGCACATCTACAAACCACGAGGCGGCCGATACGACACCAACAACCTCGCGCCCACCACGAAAGCGTGTGTCGATGGGCTCGTGGACGCTGGGTTGCTCCTGGACGACTCAGTCGAATACGTCATCGGCCCAGACCTTCGTCACGGCGGCAAAGGGCCAGCCGAAATCGTGCTCGAAATCATCAAGATCGGGGACATCGGATGAAGCCCATACTCTGCCGCTTCGGGGTCCACAAGTACGGGTACCGGATCACATCCAAGATCGACCGATTCCCGCGCCTGACACTCTTCTGCAAACGCTGCGGGAAGGAAATCGAATGACGTACTGCACCGCGCCTGACTGCCACCGGGAAACAAGCCTCTACCTCTGCACCGAATGCATCGTGGAATTGGATGCGCTCCTCAAAGACGTTCCCGCTCTGGTCCGACTGCTCGAAGGGCCGAGGTCCGGAACGGCCGTCGCCCACAAACCCGGGAGTGGTGGAGGTGGCCACCCAGGATCCAAACCGCCCGGCAATATCGACGCGATGCTCCTCCAAGCATGGCTCGCGCAATTGCCTGACCGGGCACACGCCGCCGCAATGGACAACCCCAACGCCGGCCAAATCCTCTACATGGCCCGAATCTGGGTACCACAAGCACGCGAACTCGTCTGGGGACCGGAAGACCCCGCCGTCAACCACACCGCGCTCCGCGAACGTATCCGCAACATCGCACCACCAATGCCCACCCGTGACCTACTCCCATGGCTCCGCACCAACGCGAAAATAGCCATCACCAGCATGGACATCCGCAACTGGGCCCGCCGCGGGAAACTCAAACCACACAGCATCCACCCACAACCCACCTACCATCCACACGAAGTACTCAACGCATGGCACGACACACGGGGCGGATAAGTAGCACGACCCCGTTAAATCAGATAGTGTGTCAGATTGAGGGAAGAGGTATCTCCTCAGCAAGCCGCTCCTAACCGGGTGGCTATTTTTATGCCCCAGCGCGGCGGCTGGGCGAGACCACCGCACCGCCGGACGTGGGCAACGGTGCACCAAGCCCACGCCTGGCCCAACAGACCGACGCCCTAGCTGGCCCCCAATACGGCTAGGGCGTCGTCAACACCCGCTATGGTCCTTGCAGCGGTAAAACGTGGACCACGGGCTGAACGAATACGCGGCTGTCTCAGGCAGTGCGGATAGGAGTTCAGCAGGTTCGATTCCTGCCAGCCCACTGGATCGAAAGCACGCCGACCAACAATCGAGAACGCGGCATCGCAAATAGATCCCCACCCTTCAGCCAAGGAGGACCAGATGGATAGCTGCCCAGCATGCACGGCATCACTCGTCCGCAACGGCAAAGTGCACTGCCCATCACCCACCTGCGTATGGATCAAATGCGGCACATGCAAGACCGTCATCGACACGGACAGTGCACGCTACTGGGACAACGAACGCCTCGTCTGGGGCGACCACGACGGTTACCTCAAAGCCTCATGAAAGGAAGCCACCATGAGCGAACAGCCAGAGCAGGCGCCGGAACAGATGACCGACGCTGAAGTTGAAGCAGCACAACTACGCGTGCCGGAACACACATGCCAGCCAGTGCCCGGATACTGCTATGTGTGCGGGGCGACGACATCGCATGCCCCGGCCTAACCAGTGGGTGACCTGCTCAATGCCAGGCTGCCCCGAGATGGTGCAAGGCTCGACACGCTGCCCTGAACACACCGTCAAGCAGGACGACACCTACCGACCCAACGCCAGCGCACGAGGCTACGACGGACGATGGCGCAAAGCATCACGCGCATACCTACTCGCCAACCCAACATGCTGCGTCGTCGGCTGTGACCGTGCATCCACAGACACCGACCACATCGACGGCAAGGGACCACTCGGACCACGCGGCTACGACCTGAGCAACTGGCGAGCACTATGCCACCAGCATCACTCAGCGATCACCGCAACGGCGACCGCAGCCCGACGCAACAGGCATTAGGGCAGACCCTACCCACCCCCCACCCATGACTTGACAAAAAGCTGTAGACCGTATAGGGCTGCTTGCCGGAAATCGGTCAAATTACAATACTCGGTTTGGGCGCGAGGCTCAGGCCATTTCTAAGCGGCGCGAGGCCGTGCGGAGGTACATATCATGCCTGGACGTGCACCAGACCCTAACGCGCTACGTCGTGACCGGCCAAGCGATGCTGCCGGGTGGACCACACTCCCGGCGTCCGACTATTCCGGGCCCGTACCCGAGTGGCCTTTGCCCGATCAGTCTGACCGTGAGGCCGAGCTGTGGTCCTATTACTGGACTAAGCCGCAGGCTCTCTTGTGGGCGCAGAACGGGCAGGCTTACGAGGTCGCCGTTTTCGTGCGTCGGTTCGCTGAAGCGGAAATGCCTGGTTCCATCGTGACGTTGAACGTCCTGATCCAGCGCCTTGGCGATTCCCTGCTGCTGACTATCCCGGCGATGGCCAGGGCTCGTGTGAAGATCGCCGCCGATCAGGTGTCGGTCAAGCGTGAGGTCAAGACGGCCACTAAGAAGCTGACCGCGTCGGAGCGTCTGGCGGCCCGTCATGCCGAAGCGGGCTGACCCGCAGACTCTTGGCGTTGCGCTTGACTGGATCGAAGCCCATTGTGTCGTCCCTGATGGGTTTAACCGCGGCCGTGAGTTCAACCTCTACGACTACCAGCTCGACTACTTCTCGAATTTCTATCTTGTGCGCCCGGATGCTGAATGGAATGCACCCGATCCGCTGCTCGGCCCCGCGTTCGTGTATCGTCGCGGCCTCCTGATCGGTCCCCAGAAGCTCGGCAAGGGGCCTACGACGGCGGCGCATATATGTCTTGAAGCTGTCGGGCCGGCGTTGTTCGCTGGCTGGGCTGGTAGGGGTGATGGTTATGCGTGTTCTGACCATGGCTGCGATTGCGGGTGGGAGCGTGACTATGCGCTTGGTGAGCCTATGGGCATGTCCTGGCCGACGCCGCTGATTCAGATCACGGCGCTTTCCGAGGAGCAGACGGATAACATTTATGGCGTTCTGCGCCCGATGATCGAACATGGCCCGCTGTCTGGCGTCATCCCGAAGACTGGTGAGCAGTTTATCCGGTTGCCGGGCGGTGGCCGGATTGACACCGTCACCTCGAGTGCCATGTCGCGGCTTGGTCAGCGCGTCACGTTCGCACCACAGGATGAAGTCGGGCTGTGGACAAAGTCCAACCGGATGCTCACCGTGGCTGACACGCAATATCGTGGCCTCGCGGGCATGGGCGGCAGGGCTTCGCTCACATCGAACGCATGGGACCCGTCAGAGTCTTCGGTCGCGCAGATCCAATACGAGTCTCCGTCCAAGGACATTTACCGCCAGTTCAGGCAACCGCCATCCAATCTGAGCTACAAGAACAAGCTGGAGCGTCGCAAGATTCACACCCTTGTCTACGGCGAGGCTTTGAAGTCGCGTGGAGGACACGTGGATTTGGATGCCATCGAGGCCGAAGCATTTGATCTTATCGTTCGCGACGCGGCTCAGGCTGAGCGTTTCTTCGGTAACCGCATCGTGTCAGGTTCGGATTCGTGGATTGATGCTCTGCTTTGGGATGAGCTCGAGGCTGACGACGATCCGGTAGTTGCCGGCGATGAGATCACGATTGGTTTTGACGGATCGCTGCGGGACGACTCGACCGCCCTGATTGGTTGCCGCATCCGTGATGGCCGGCTGTTCCTGATTGGGCTGTGGGAAGCGCCGATTGACGCTGATGCTGCTGCCGAGTGGGAAGTGCCCGTTGGCGAAGTTGACGCTGTCGTTGCCCGGACGTTCAAGGATTACACCGTTTCACGGATGTATTGCGACCCGGCCTATTGGCAGGACGTTGTTGGCCGGTGGGCGTCGGAGCATGGCGAGAAGATCGTTACCGAGTGGTGGACCAACCGTGAGCGTGCCATGGTCGCGGCGAATGAGCGTTTCCACACCGCCGTTTCAACCCGGGAGCTCTCCTATGACGCCAACGAGGATCTGTCCCGGCACGTCAAGAATGCCAAGCGCAAGCAGACCCGTTCCGGGATTCTGATCCGCAAGGACCGTCCCGGTTCACCGAAAAAGATTGATGGCGCCGTGGCGTCCGTTCTCGCCTACGAGGCCCGCGGAGACGCGGTGCAAGCCGGGGCACTCAAGCAAAAGAAGAAGGCCCGCGTAGGCGGCTTCTAGATAGGGGCGACCAGTGATTGATGAGGAGTCGGCACCCTTTCAGATGCTAAAGACGATGTCGGGTGCTTTGACGGCCCGCCAATCCGACCTTGCACGGCTTTCGGACTATCAGGATGGCCGGCACCGCCTGGCCTTCATGTCTGAGAAGTTCCGCAGCGCGTTCGGCGGCATGTTCTCGTCTTTCGCTGACAACTTCCTTCCACTGGTTGTTGATGCGGTGGAGGAACGCCTCAACGTTCAGGGTTTCCGCTTCGGAACTGACCCTAAGGCGGACAAGGACGCATGGGACATCTGGCAGGAGAACGGCCTTGACGCACTCTCTCAGCTTGGCCACCGCGAGTCCCTGATTAAGGGCGATGCTTACGCGATTGTGTGGGCCCGGAACGGTCGGCCGCGGGTCACGATTGAGGCTGCTGAGCAGTGCATTGTCGGCTATGCGCCGGGTGACCGGACGCGCCGGGTCGCGGCCTTGAAGTCGTGGAAGGATGGCGACGGGATTCACGCTATCCTGTTCCTGCCGGATTACGTCTACAAGTTCGTCCAGACGTCACAGAACGCTACCGGGTGGGAAGCTGAGCAAGGCGAGGACGCTTCCTGGCCGCTGGTGAACCCGCTAGGGGTTGTCCCGGTTGTTCCGCTGGTGAACCGCCCGTCCTTGACGTCCCCCTATGGTGTATCAGAGTTCCTGAACGTCATCCCGCTTCAGGATGCGATAAATAAGATCCTCGCGGACATGCTGGTTGCGTCGGAATATATTGCATTCCCGCAGCGGTATGTCACGGGCCTTGAGATCCCTGTCGATGACGAGGGCAACAATGTTGCTCCGTTCAATATTGCTGTTGACAAGCTGCTTGTTGCCGAGGATTCGGACGCGAAGTTCGGGCAGCTTGAAGCCGGTGACCTGTCGAATTACACGACCGCCATTGAGATCCTGGTCCAGCACTTGGCGACCGAGACGCGCACCCCTCCGCATTACTTCAATGTGGGCGGCAACCTGCCATCCGGTGACGCTATCAAGGCCGCTGAGACAGGTCTGGTGTCCAAGGCGCGTCGGAAGATGCGGTTCTACGGCGAGGCGTGGGAAGAGGTCATGCGCCTGTGTTTCGCCGTGCTTGGTGACGAACGATCTACGGTCACTAATGGCGAGACAATCTGGGCTGATCCTGAATACCGGAGTGAGTCCGAGCTGGCCGACGCGCTTGTGAAGCGTGCATCCATCGGCGTCCCGCGCCAGCAGCTTTGGGAGGATGCGGGCTATTCCCAGACGCAGATCAGCCGTTTCCATGCCATGGAGCTGGCCGATTCGCTCGATAGTCTGCTCGCACCACCGGAGATCCCTAAGATCGGCTCCGGCCCGGTAGTCAAGGAAGCCTGATGAGCGCGGCGTTGACGGCCGCGTATCAGCGGCAACTCAAGGCTACGCGCAACGCGGTGGGTGATGCTGTGGCGCATCAGTGGCGTTCACTGGGCACCTATAACGAGGCTGACGTGCCGCGATTTGTTGGCAAGGTGGCCCCGATTATTGAGGCTGGCCAGTCCCGGGCTGTGGCGCTCACGTCGGCGTACATCGCCCGGAAGACCAACTCTCCGATTGCTGGTCTGAGCCTCAGTTCGCTGCCGCCGATACGTAATGGCGTCCTGCCTGATGTGGTGTACCGGCGCCCGTTTGTTGGTGTTTGGTCGGCGCTGGGGGATGACGACTACGACGGCGACTACGAGGCCGCTACCAACATCGGCATGGAAATGGCCAAGTCCAGTTCACTCATGGATGTTGCGCTGACGGTCATGGCCGCCTATGTAGGTTTCGCCGCGGTGTCTACCGGGATTGTGGCGTGGCGCCGTGTGGCTGATCCCGGCTGCTGCGATTACTGCTCGGGGATCGATGGCGCGTACACAGGCCCGAACGAGCCGCAGCCGTTGCATAACCGTTGCGGGTGCACGGCGGACCCGGTAACGCACGAAACCAAGTCCGCTAACCCGACGTACCTCACCCCTGGCGAAAGTCATGAGGACGTAACCATTCAAGAGCATGGCGAGCTTGGCCCGGTCATAACCAAAAAAGGTGATCACTTTGCCGGCCCCTCCGAGATACCGGCGGGCGACGAATAAATGTCCAGATTTTGCCCACGACGCGAGGTTGTGGCGATAGTGAAAGTGAGCCGTGATGGCCTCCGAGAATGACACCACGACGGATGCAACCGCCACTGATGCGGCCGCTACTGCGGCTGCTGCGGGTGCAGAAGATCAGACCGCCGCGACGGCGGAAACGCAGCAAGGCAATGACATTCCGCCCGAGGTAAAGAAGGCACTCCAGAAGGCGAACAAGGAAGCGGAAACGCTCCGGCTGAAGCTCAAGGAATTTGAGGACCGGGACAAGACCGACTCCCAGAAGCAGTTGGAGGAGCTTGAAACGCTCCGAACCGAGGCCGCAACGCTGCGTCTCGAAAATCTGCGGCGTGATGTCGCATCCGAAAAAGGACTGACCCATTCTCAGGCGCGACGCCTGATTGGCTCCACTCGCGAAGAGCTTGAAGCCGATGCCGACGACTTTCTGCAGTCCATCCCCAAGCCAGGATTTGGCGACGTGGGGCAGGGCCACAGAGGGCAGGCGCCAACCGGGCCGGCGCAACAGTTCGCTGACCTAATCAGAGCACGGCGCGGCTAACCTGCCGCCAACACTTAGAAGGATTCCATCATGGCCATCAATGGCACAGCACTAGGCAATGTAAGCTCCATCCTCCTGCCCCCTACCATCACGGGGCCCATCTTCAACAAGGCGGTGGAAACCTCCGCCGTTATGTCCCTGGCGCGCAAGGTTCCGCTGTCTGTCTCCGCGCAGACCGCCATCCCGGTCCCGATGGACGTTCCCGTTGCCGACTGGGTTGGTGAGGGCGGCGTCAAGAGCGGCGGCCAGGCTGGCGTCGGCGTCAAGGTCATGACCGGCAAGAAGATTGCGCTGCTCGTCCCGGTTTCGGACGAGGTGGTGATGACCAACCCTGCCGGTCTCTACGACCAGTTGGCGCAGGATCTTCCGACCGCCATCTCGCGCGCGTTCGACTACGCCGCGATCAACGGCAAGTCCATCAAGACAGGTTCCGCTGGTCCGTTCAGTGACTACCTCGCGCAGACGTCCAACACGGTTGCGCTCGGCACCGCCTCGCAGGCCACGGGCGGGCTGTACGCGGATATCGTGACCGGCGCCGGCAAGGTTGTGGACAAGAACTACGACTTCACCGGCATCGCCGCTGACCCGCGGCTCAAGATCGACGCCCAGCTCGCAACCGACACCATGGGCCGTCCGCTGTTCATGAGCCAGGATTCCGCGGCATCTGTTTCCGCACCCGGCATTTCTGGCGACCTCGCCGGTTTCCCGACCGCGTTCAACAAGGGCGTCTCGGGTAAGTACTGGCGTGCGGGCGACTCGGTGCAGTCCGTTACCATTGTCGGCACCCCGACCGGTGGCACGTTCACGCTGTCGTCTGGAGGCAACAGCACCGTCCTCGCATACAACGCTGCGGCGGCCGCCGTTCAGACGGCCATTCAGGCGTGGGGCGGCATCTACGCCAACGTGACCGTGGCTGGCACGGCCCCGTACGTGATCACCTTCCCGGCCATCTCCACCAACATTGCATCCGCTTCTGCCCCGTTCACTGTGAGCCAGAAGGCGCTTACGGGCGGCACCGCGGCGACTTCCAACGCCACGGTGGTAACTTCCGGCGCTGGCGGCACGGACTCGCTGCTGCGTGGCATCGGCGGCGACTGGGGCCAGTGCGCTTACGGCGTCGGCATGGACATTTCGGTGAAGATCTCCAACGAGGCTAACTACTTCGACGGCACCAACTGGCACTCCGCATTCCAGGAAAACCTCACCTTGCTCCTGGTTGAGGCTTACTACGGTTTCGTTGTCGGATCTCCTGACGCGTTCGTTGCCTACACCAAGGGCACCGCAACCTTCTAGTAGCTGAAAGGCGCGGCACCTTAATCCGTGCCGCGCCTTTCATTTTGCCCCAATGTCACTGGAAGAAGGTGCCCGTGGTTTTGCCAGCACTCGCAGCACAAGCCGATGTCGAGGCCACCTTGGGGCGCCCGCTCGTGGACAATGAGCCAATCTACGCGGCATCGCTGCTTGATAAGGCCTCTGCCAAGGTCAGGGCGTACACGAATCGTGATTTCACTCGGACGCTCGGTGACTCGATCACGCTCAACGGCAACTGGGGTACTCGCCTGATCCTGCCTCAACTGCCGGTGACGAACGTTGTTTCCGTGTCGGTTCGAGGCAGCGCCCTTGCCCCTTACTCTTTCGCGTGGGACCGGCTAGGGCATGTGGATCTCGTTTCGGCGTCGGCAACATGGACGGACTTCGATAACATTTTCGGACCACCGGCCACACTGGCTGGCGGCGCATCAACGCTGCTCGTAGGCGCGGCACCGGCTCTCTCCGGGCCTGCCGGGTCCATCTATCCTGACATCCAGTCGGGCCCGTCATGGTCAGGCCCCGCCGCGAAAATCACCATCGTCTATGATCACGGTTTCGCTGAGATCCCCGGTGACGTGGTTGATGAGGTTGCGGGTATGGTCGCGGCTCAATTGGCCGTCCCGGTTGGCATCCTCAAGGAAGTCATTGGCGGCTATCAGGTGGGCTACATCCGTTCCCCTGGTGCGGCTATGACGCTCACGGATGAGGGCAAGAAAGCGCTGAACAAGTATCGCCGCCGCTCGTGGTCCGCAACTGCTGGGCTACCAAGGTGAGCATTCAACGGCTCCTGAATCAGCCGCTCACGGTCCAGACCATGGGAACTTCGGGTGTTGACGAGTACGGCGACGCTACCCCTGCCGCTCTTGGCCCCCCGGTAGCCGTGAATGGGTATCTGGAGCAGCGGAACACGGTCGAGCACCTGAATGACCGTGACACCGTCCTGAGCCAGTGGGAATGCTACCTGCCCGCCAATACGGTTGTGGGGCATCTGGACTACATCAACTTCCAGTCCCAGAAGTTCCAAGTCGATGGCGAACCCGCACACGCCTACAACCCGCGCACCCGGCAAGTCTCGCATATTGTCTGCAAGTTGGTGGTCGTCGATGGCTGAGGAATTCACGGTACGAATCGATGATGACCTTGACCTGAAAGTCCAGGATGAGGCGGACCTGAAGGACGCGGCCATGGAAATGGCTGAGCGGATCGCGGATACCGCCCGCAGCACAGCCCCGCACCTTAGTGGCGATTATGCGGCCGGCATCGTGGCTCAGAAAACGAAGCATGGCGCCCGGGTTTATTCCGGGGATTATAAATCCTCGTGGATTGAGTTCGGCGTCCCGTCCCAGGGCATCCCGGCGCACTTCAATTTGCGTAGAGCGGTTGAGGCTGCCGGGTACAAGTTCAAGAAGGGGTAGTCGTGCCTTATCCGCGTGCAGTCCTTCCTGATGGCGTCCTCGCCGTGCAGCAGTACCTTCGTGGCCTCGCGGAAGTTACCGCGCTGATTGATGCGGCCAAGATCGTCACGGAGCTTCCCAAGGCGCCTGTCTACCCGTACGTGATTGTGCAGTGGGCTGGCGGTCTGGGGCATTGGCCGGCCATGGATGAGCCCGCGATCCAGATTGATGTGATCGGCGGGACCAAGTTCGCGTGCGGGCTGTTGACGCGCACTGTCCGCGCCGCCATGTGGGCAATCGCAAATGACGTTGTCCCGGAAGGCGTTCTTGTGTCCGGGCAAGAGGAAGTCGCCCCGTCGTGGCTTCCGGACACCATCCCCATCCCGCCGCTGCCACGGTACGTGGCCCGCTACCGGGTGCTGACGCATGCCAATGGGGATGCGGACCCGTACCCGAACTCGACAACTTATCCGTCCCTGACGATCTTCCCGTAACCCACCACACCATCTGCCCGCCTCTGGTGGGTTTTTTGTCATGCCCACTGAAAGGGAAAAGCAATGCCTACATCAACCATTACGGCGGGGCTGAACGCTACCCAGCTCCGCGTCGCCGGTACCGGCTCGATCTGGAAGGCCCCGCTGGGGACCGCACTCCCGACCGACTCCACTACCGCATGGGCTACGGGCTGGGTGAACCTCGGCTACCAAAAGGATGGCTTCACCATCACCCCGTCCCTGAAGACCACGCCCGTCATGGGCTGGCAGTCAACGCAAATCCTGCGCCTGATCGCCACGGAGCTCACCCGGAAATATGCTTTCGAACCGCTTCAGTCCAACATCCAGACCACGGCCATGGCATGGAATGGAACCGTCGTTCCCGGAACCGCTGGCATCTACACGATCACCGTGCCGAACGCCGCCACCATCTCCGAGTTCATGCTCGGCATTGACTGGTCCGATGGCACCACAAGCCAGCGGATCGTCATCCAGCGCTGCGCACTCCTGACCCTTCCTGCCATCAAGGGCAAACGTACGGAGGAAACCTCCTACCCCTTCGAAGTGCAGGAACTCGTCCCGGGCGACAACTCCAACTCCGTCCTTATCTTCGGCGTCGATGACGCAGTGAGCGGAGTCTAAGCATGGCTATTTTGACCGAGGCGCCCGCTGGTGCACAGATCCTTGACCTTGGTGCGGCCCGTGCGGCCCGTGCTGAAGCGCGTACGGCTGCTGGTGAGGGCAACCCTTACCTGAAGCTCGCTGCGGGCTACGTGGAGGTCCGGGCAGAATTCGCTCTGACTGTGGCTTTTGATTTCAAGGACGAGAACCTGAAGGCCGGTCTTGCCGGTCTGCTCGAGGACCCGACCGACGTCGATGCCCTGCTCGCTGACGGTTTGACCGCTCAGGACTTGCAGGAAATCACGAAGTTCGTCTCGGGTAACAGCCTGGGGGAATCCTCAGCCTCGCCCAAACCTTAGCTGAGGATTGGGAGCCGTTAGAGGCGGACTTCACGCGCTATTACGGTTCTGACTTGCGGCGGGCCTGCTGGGGTAATTCCCAGTGGGGCTGCCGCAAGCTCCTGGCCCACATCAAACACCTTCCCCGCGAGTCGGCGTTTGCGCGGGCCCGTAACGGTGACGCGGCCGACTGGACGCAGTCCGTGGAGCTTCAGGCATCCACCGTGGACGCCTTGCAGACTCTGACGCGGATCTACATCAACGCGAACTCTCAGAATCCGGTCACGGATGAGCTCAAGCCGTACCCGCGCCCCGCAGCACTTAGGCCACCAACACCACCGGCACCGGAAAACACGATCACTCTCGCCGGTCTCGCCGGTGTCCTCAAGGAGAAAATATGACGCTGTCAGGTGGTCAGGTATCCCTTGGCGTTCACCCGGATACTCGGGGTTTCGGAGCGAAACTTGCCGACGGGATCATGGGGGAGTCTGGCGGCTTCGGCGGTATCGGCGGGAAGATCGCTGGTCTGATCGCGGGCGGCATCGCCGCTGTCGGTATTGGCGAGAGTATCAAGAAGGTCTTTGAGACCGGCTTTGATGAGGCGAAGGACGCGGCGGCCGGTACTGCGCAGTTGACGGCCGGTATCGCTTCGACCGGGAACGCGGCGAACGTCTCCGTCGAGGGCCTGAATAACCTTGCGTCCTCCATCCAGGGCTACTCGGGCCAGACTGACGATTCGATCGTGAAGTCTGAGCAGCTTCTCTTGACGTTCACGAACATCAAGAACAACGGCCCGGACAAAATCTTTGATCTGGCTACCGCGGCTTCGGCTGACATGGCCGCGAAGATGGGCGGCGACGCATCGAGTAATGCCATCCTTCTGGGCAAGGCTTTGAATGACCCAGTGCAGGGCATCACTGCACTGACCCGCGTTGGCGTGTCCTTCACTCAGGCGCAGAAGGATGCCATTGCGGCGATGGTCAAGACCGGCGACACTGCCGGTGCGCAGAAGCTCATCCTTGGCGAACTGAACACAGAGTTCGGCGGGGCAGCTAAGGCGGCCGGCGAGGCCTTCCCGGGCGAGCTGCAACGTGCGAAGCGGGCGTTTGAGGATCTGACCCAAGGCATCGTGGAGAAGTTCCTACCCATCTTCGGCCCGGCCGTCGAGGGCTCCATCAAGCTCATGCAGAGGATTACCCCGGCGATTGGCGAAGCGGCGCAGGCTGTTGCCGTGAAGGGCGCGGCCATCGGCAACGCCATTTCCGGCGTCTATGACCTGCTCGTGAAGGGCGACTTCACGCACTCCTTCAAAGAGGCCTTTCACGTCGAGGAAGATTCCCCGGTTGTGGTTGTCCTCATCAAGGTCCATGACGCCGCGGCCATCGCACTGAAGGGCATCAAGGACTTCTTTGGCGGCTTCAAGAACGGCGTGGACGACGTCGGCTCAAACCAGTCCGTAATGGCCCATTGGGGCGCTACTGCGTACGAGTTGCTAGGTAAGGTTGAGGCGGTCGCGAAGCCGGTCTTTGCGGCCTTCAAGGAAGTTTGGGCGGCTGTGCAGCCCCTTATTCCGCAGATATTCACCCTAGTCTCGGCATTCTCTCCGCTGCACCTGATCTTCACCGCCCTCGCGCCAGTGCTTCCACAACTAGTGTCCCTGCTCGCCTCGCTGGCTTCGACGGTCGCCGGAACACTCGGCACCGCACTGGCGAAGATCCTGCCGCCTTTGACGCAGTTGGCGGGGAGCCTCTCCACCCAACTGACCAGTGCAGTCATCGGACTGCTGCCTTTCATCACTCAACTGGCGACCATCGCGGCTGGGGTGCTGACTCAGGCGCTCCAGTTCCTTGTCCCGATACTCGTCAATGTCGCCACGTGGATGACCGAGAACGCTCACATCGTGATCGGCGCCATCGCCGCATATATGGGCTTCAAGGCTGTCTCTGAAGTGATGAGCATCGCGAAGGGTGTGCAGGAAGGCTTTGCCGCAGCCAGCTACGGGGCGGCCGGGGCGTCTTACGCGACCAGCGCTGCCGCGAAGGCCGGTGCCATCGCCTATGCGGTCATGAACTCCACCGTCGTTACCGGCATTGCTGGTTGGTGGGCGAACACGGCCGCGCAACTGGCGAACTCTGAGGGCGGGCTGTTGGCGAAGGCTGGCATTCTGGCCACGGCCGCAGCGTCCGGGATCGCCACGGCGGCACAGTGGCTCTGGAACGCGGCAATGGACGCCAACCCTATTGGCCTGCTCGTCGTGGGTATCGGCGCACTCGTGGCCGGGATCATCTGGGTTGCCACGCAGACGACGTTCTTCCAGGACGCGTGGAAGGTTTGCGTCGCCGCGATTGGCCTGGCGTGGAACTGGCTGTGGAACACGGTCATCTCGCCTGTGATCCAGTTTTTCGTCAACGGATTCAACATCCTAGCCAAGGCCGTTCAGAATTATTGGGACGGCTGGCTACATCCGGTAATTATGAACATTGCCGGGATTTTTACGTGGCTGTGGAACTCGATCCTGTGGCCCATCATCAAGCTCTGGCTACTGGCCTTCGACCTCATTAGCCTCGGCGCGCAGTGGCTCTGGACCAACGCCATCCAGCCCGTAATCAACTACATCGTTGACTACTTCAAAATGCTCGGAGCCGTAGCCAACTGGCTGTGGACGAACGCCATCCAGCCAGCTATCAACGCGATTGGCGATGCATGGAACTGGCTATGGAGCAACGTGATTTCCCCGGTCATTGATTCCATCGTCGGCTATTTCCAGATGCTCGGCTCTATCGCGTCCTGGCTGTGGAGTAACGCAATCCAACCGGCCATCAGTGCTATCGGTGACGTTTTTAGTTGGCTGTGGAATTCCGTGATTTCGCCCATCGGTCAGTGGATCGGCGGGGCGATACAAAATATCGGGGACACCGCAACCAGGATTTTCGGTGCCATGGCAGCCGGAATGAAGGGAGCTTTCGATGGGGTAGCGGGAGGCATCAAGGGCGTCATCAACGGGGTCATTGATGTGATCAACGGCGGAGTCGGAACCATCAACAGTTTCATCGACACCGTCAACTCGATCCCCGGCGCCCCGCACTTCGATCACCTTGGTACGATCCCGCACCTTGCTACGGGCGGCACGATCCGGACCCCCGGCACGGCACTGGTTGGCGAGAACGGGCCGGAGATTGTTTCCCTGCCAGCGGGTGCGACGGTCTACCCGAACGGGACCGGGCCTCAGAGCGCTGGGAACACCTTCAATGTCTACGAGGCCACCAACGGGACAGCCGTTGCGCAGACGGTCATGCAGTACCTCACCGCCCGCAAAGTTTAGGAGGCAAGCGTGACTGAATACGTTGGCCCGCTCCTGCCCTCCTATGTGAGCGTCGGCGGCCTGATCCTCACTGCACGGGAAGCTTCCGGGGTTGTGTGGATCATGGAGGACATTCTGGGCTGGGGGACAACGAAGGGGACGTTGACCCCCACTCAGAGGGCACGCGGGGATGGCGCGACGGGGACGTCATCCTTTCAGGAGATGCGCACCATGACGCTGTCCGGGTGGGTCACGGCGACCAACCCCGCAGACCTGAAGGACGCACTGGACCGCCTGACAACAGCCTTCCCGTTGTCGGCAACCAAGATGACCGTCACGGAGTCTGGCGTTTCCCGGTGGACGACCGTGCAGCGGATCGGCGCCATAGACCCTGTCCGCCACGGAGACAGTGCGGCGCAATGGTCCGTGCAGGTTGTGGCGCTGGACCCGCTGAAGTACGGGGACGCGATCACCGTATCGACCAGCCTCCCTTCCATCACGGGTGGCCGCACACGCCCATCGACATGGCCCGTGACGTGGACTGGCATCATCAACAGCGGCGTGCTGCGCGTCGTGAATCCCGGCAACGCCCCGGCGCCGGTTTACCTGACCATCAACGGGAGCATTCCGGCCGGCGGGTGGTCCGTGAACCATCTCGGCCAGAAGGTCAACCTCTCGTTCTCGACCTCGCTGAGCTTGGCCGCCGATGAGTTCGTGACCGTGGACATGCAGAAGCGGGAAGTGCTCGCGCAGGGCCAGTCAACCCGTAACGGCTGGGTCACTAGTCGCGGTTGGTTCCAGCTCGACCCGGGCCCCAATGACATCGCTTTCTCGGCTGCCATATATGACCCCGCAGCGCTTCTGACCCTCACCACATACCCCGCATGGAGCTGATATGACGATCACAGTATTGCCGATAGATGCGGATACCACTACTGGCCTGCCGTCGTATCCGGCACTGAATGAGCGCCAAGCTTTCGCGGCCTTGGACGGCAATCCGGTGGCTTCCGTATTCGGCGGCCGCTCGGGCTTCCGCGTGGGCACGCTACCGTCCATTGTTTCGGTCACGTCCACCCAGTGGACCCTGAACCCTTGCTCGGCCAGGATCTTCCCCGCCGGAGTGACCTACCAAGGCGGTTATGGGTGGGCTTCGGACCAGGTCATCACTGGGATTGCGCCTACCAACTTCACCGTGGCCGATCCGTCTAATCCGCGACTGGACATCCTCTACATCACGGTCAATGATTCTTCCGCCGGTGACGGTTCCGGGGCGCGGAGTGCGCCGGTCAACTACCTTGCTGGTACCCCGTCCGGAACGCCTGCTGCCCCGGCACTTCCTCCCCGGTCCTTCCTTGTCGCAACGATCGCGGTCCCGAAGGTTGGTACGGGATCACCAACGATCACCCTGAACACGGCCCGGTATGTCGCGGCCGGCGCGCGTCTGCCGATCTTCTCGACTGGCGAGCGGGCACTCCTAACCCCCTATCAGGGCATGGAGATCCTGCTCATGGGCACCAACCAGCCGTCTTGCGGCACGGTGGAGCGATTCAACGGCTCAACATGGGACCACTTCGGGCACTCCGAATGGACGTTCGCGGCCGCTGGCATACCATCCTCCGCCGTCTGGGGGACGAACGTCCTCACCAACGACTCCACGAAGACTACGGATACCGGGATGATCACCACTCCCGGCGCTGACCGGCTAACCTTCCGCGACGCCGGGGAATACTCGATTGACCTCTCGGGCACGTTCGGTACATTAGGGACCGGCCGGTCATTCATGCAGATCGGCGATGGCGGTACGACCACACACAAGCGGGCCATCACCACGGGCGACGACACGGGCGGTCCGACGATACCAAACTTCGTTGTCACAGCCGGACAGATAATCTTCCTCACCAGTTACATCACGCTGGCATCCGGCACCACCACATGGGCCGGTCGCGTCCGTATCACGAGGGTCAGGTGAGCCGCGTGGTGGTCAATGTCCTTCAACCTTGCGGACGCTGGGAACACGCCATGTACGCGGCCTCGTACGCTTTCACGGCGATCATCGGGGTATCTGTCATCCTTGACCCGCCGGGGACGGGCGTGAAATCTGCTCTCGGCGCGGCCCTGACAATCGTTTGGGCCATTTTCATCATGACTTCGGCCATCTGCATCCCGGCGACTCTGCGGGCGCGGTACCGGATCGAGTATGCGCTCCTGCCTTTCTTCACCACGGCGCTGGGCGTCGCCGTACTGGCCGCATGGCTGCACGCCGTCTCTGATCCACTGCTGGTCCCTCGAGCATCCGCGGCGACGGCGTTGATCACTATGTTCATTGCCCGCTGGATCGGTTTGCGAAGGATAATCCAGGCCAGCGAAAGGCACTGACGTGGACCCGATCTATCTCCAGACGCTACTGGGGCTTCTGCTTGGGTCCGGTGGCCTCACGGGGCTGCTCGCGCTGCAAAAGTCGTATAAGTCTCACAAGAGCAAGCGCCCCGCCGACGAGTCGCATGCGCGCGCCGAGGCCGAGTACCTATCGCTGTCGAAGTACTGGCAGCGGGAACTTAACACGGCGCGGCGCCAAAACCATTCCGACGCCGAATACATCGAAGATCTCCGGGAACATATTTGGCAGGAGCTCCCGCCGCCACCACCCGAACGGAAGGACGAGCAGTGAGCGATTACATGCCCGGAGCCGTGCAGGTGCCACAACCGGGCGGCGTCACCCTTGACACGGCACTGCCGCCCCGATTCGTCTGGCACATCACATGGGACGCGCTCAAAGCGGATGGCTCGCAGCCGGACATGGAAGCGGTCTCTGACTATCTCATCAGCAAGGGATATTGCCCCCACATCATGTGGAACCCGTTCACCGGCGAAATGCTCCAGTACTACCCCGCCTCGGTTGGTTCGCGCGCGCTGATGTACAACGATCAGGACGGCGCGGTCTGCGTCCAGATCGAAGTCTTCTTTACCCCTGGTTGTGTTGTCGATGGCGTCAAGTACGAGACGGTGGCCGACACTCCGCTCAAGGGCTGGGCCGAACTGATCGCATGGGCGGAATCCCTCGGCGTGCCCAGCGTATGGCCCATGGGCGAACCACAGTGGCAGAACAACAGCCGCGACGTAGCCACATGGAACAGCAATGCAGGCCACTACGGGCACTGCAACAGCCCCGGCGACACCCACACCGACCCGGGCCCCATGCCAGCCCTCACGGGCATCACCACGCAAGGCTACACACCACAGGAGGACGACTTGGCCAACGTCACGGATGATCAACTCAACTTCATGCTCAAGGCGTTGGGGTCACTGGTCGATAACGCAGCGACGAAGAAGGACCTTGCCGATCAGGCAGTGAAGACCCCCGCGCAGGTGTGGGCCTACCAGAACCCGTCCATTGGGGGCGGCGACGCTTTCCAGCACCTACGCGACATCCCCGCCGCGGTCCTGAATCAAACCTTCGTACTCCCGGACGGCACCAAGACGAACCTTGCCGGGATACTCACGGCGATCAACGCGAAGCCCGTAACCGGTGACGTCGTTGTCAACTCACCCGCGACCGACCCGCAAGCCATCCTCGACGCCATCGTCAACGGCGTCAACATCCAAATCACGAAGAAGTAGGGAACCATGAACGCCCTTGTAGCAAGTGTCATCCGAACCTATACCCCGATCATCGTCGGGCAGCTCGCCGCATGGCTCATCCTGATTCACGTACCGGTAGAGCCGTCCCTGGCCGTGCTGCTCACCGCTCTCGTCGGCGCGGCCCTGTCGGGTGCCTACTACACCCTTGTCCGCGTGCTCGAGCAGCAGTGGCCATGGTTCGGCGCATTCCTCGGTCTGGCATCCTCCCCTGACACGTACTCCAAGGGCGACCCAGCCGCAACTACTTCCCCAGTAGCAAGCACCCCTGTTCCCGCTGCGGCTGAAGCAACCTTGACCCTTGGCACACCCCCGCCGGACTTCTTCTCCGCGGCTCCCGAGCCTGTCGCCGTCGCGCCGGGCGGGGTCACGCCCGTGTACACGCCCCCAGCCCCGGACCCGGAAGTAATCCAAGCACCGCCCGCACAGTAATTGAAAGGACGGCGCCCGTATGACTCTCAGCTACATTTCCGTGGCCGCCAAGACGGGCGCTGTCCTCGCAGACCTCACGGACCTCGTCATGGGCGGGCCAATGCCCAAGACCTTGATGCGGTACGAGTCCCAGTCCGCGAAGATCCCGCTCGACTCGGCCCCTCAGAACTGGATCACGGCGACCGAGAAGAAGGCCGCAACGGTCATCTGCCTAGCCGACGACACCACCACCCCATTGTGGGGCGGCTGGGTCATCAATCGCACGACCGACGAGACCGACTTTATCCAACTGGACTTGGCCACAATCGAGAGCTATTTCGATAGCCGGGATGTCGGTGACGAGTCGTTCACTGGCTGGGATCAGAACTTGATCGTCCAGTATCTCGTGAATAAATACGGGGGCGGGGCTGATGGTATCCCGATCCGGGTGCAGATCGTCGGCGGCGTCGGCATGCTCCGTGACCATTCATGGGCGGACTCCGGTGACAAAACCCTGTATTCGGTGCTTGGCGAACTGTCTGGCCTGATCGGCGGCCCGGAGTGGACTGTCGGCTGGGAAGTCGTGGGCAACCTCTACACTCCCGTCCTGTACGTCGGCACACGGATAGGCAACGCAGTATCCGCAGGGCTTGGGCCGAACGCAACGTTCAACCTTCCCGGGCCTGTCCAGAAGGCCAAGCTGGTCGAGTCCTACTCGTCAGGGCAGGGCGCGAACAACGTCATGGCCACATCATCCGGTGCTGGAACGGCACGCCCCCAGTCGCCGCCACAGACCCCGACAGACGGGTATGGCGATCGGCCGAGGATTGACTTCCGCTGGAGCCCGGGCACGTCCATTACGACCATTGACGATCTCACCACCCACGCCCAGCGCGCACTTGCTGCCATGAAGGACGGCTCATCAGCCCTCACAATCACCGCCTCGAGACTGGAAGCCCCGCAAGTCGGCAAAGACTGGGGCATCGGTGACGACGTCGGCTTCGACCTGACCACCAAGGCATGGTCAACCGGGCTCAAGGGCACGGCCCGGATCATGGGCTGGCAACTCGATGACAACACCATCACGCCAATCCTTGACCTTTCCTCCAACGCCAGCCTGACCGCCGCGAACTTGGCACTGCCCGTCCTTGGCGTGGATCTCGCGCACGTCTTCCCTGACTCGACCACTTACCCGTCGAGCACCCTCTACCCCGCGTAAGGACATCATGACCCAGCCTGGACAGATCGGCTCCGCTGTGAGCAACGACGGGGATGTCATGCGGATGATCGCGGACCTTCAGCGGCAGGTGAAGGAACTCGCCGCGGCCAACGTTTTTGCACCCATGGGCGTCACGCCAACACCGGGCGGATTCACCGTTACCGGCACTGAGACGGTCACCGGGGAACTGATAGTCAACGGGCCCGAGACCGTCAATGGACCATTGAACGTCAACGGCGCCATGGCTGTTACCGGGACACTCTCACTGCCTGCGGGCATCATCGACAATGCGGCGCTCCAAGCGCCGGTCTCTCCACTGGCCACTCACGCCGGGACGAACAACTTCGGCCTCGCTACCGGAGCCAATGTGGAGATTCTGCGGGCAACCATATCGGTACCTTCCGGATACACGCGGGCGCTCGTCTACGAGACGGCGACGATGCACGCATGGAACAACAACACGAGCGCCGACGACGGATATTTGACGACCAGCATAAATGGCGCCGGATTCGGGGCGTCGAGCCAAACAACAGCCGCAGCCGGGGGAAGCATTTGCATCCCATCCACCGGCTCGATCTTGCTCACGAGCCTGGGGGCGACTTTTTACGTCTCCGCATTAGCTTCCTCGGGAAGTCTTGCGTGGGCGGTCAACTCAAACAATTTCGTCAATCTCGACGTGATGACTATTTTCCTGCGATAGGTTTCGGCGTCGGGCCGACGTCTTGCAGCGTTGGATTCAGGATCGCCTTGGATCCGTCGCCGGGATCGACTGACGTACCTATCTTAACGGGTGGCGGCCCGCCCGGAACCTGAACCGTTGTCATGCCATTGGGCAGCGTGGCGGCTGGTACCGGGTCAACCACCGGCGCCGGTTCAACAACGACGGGCGCTGGCTCAACCACTGGCGCGGGATCGGTCGTCGCTACGGGCTCGGGTGCTGCTGTGGTCACTGCTGGCTCCGGGGTTGGTGTGATGGTCGGCGTAACTACCGGCGCGGGTGTGGGCGTTGCGCTGCTCGTGGCTGGCGACGTCGTAACGGATGTCGGGGCAGTGTCGGCGTTCGATGCGGATACCGCGAAGAACAACCCCCCGGCCACCACAACGGCAGCACCGGCCCCCAAAAGAGTTGATTTCAGTTCCATGTCCGAAGCGTACCCGCTCGGGCGACAAATTAATACGTGAAGGAGAAAACTGATGACGGCACGCGTTTGGGCTAACGGGCCCGCCGGCCACACGCCCATGACCGCTGCGGCGATGAACGGCATCGAAGCAGACCTGGACGCACGACCCGCAGCATGGGCGCCCACTACGGCCTATGCGCTCGGGCAGCAAGTCGTCTCACCGAATAACGATGTCGTCTCAGCCATCGCGGCCCACACGTCCGGGGGCAGCTTCAACCCTGCGAACTGGAACCTCTCAGCGAACCTCACGGCCGCCCTGGGCGTGCCTGACGCGGCACTCGCTGCGAGGGTCGTCACCGGCGCCACGGCAACGGCACTTAATGCCACTTATGTCCCCAAGTGGAAGCCGCTCACGGCGTACGCCGCAGGGTATGCGGTGCTGTCGCCAACAGGCGATATCGTGACCGCCGCAACAAGCTTCACATCCGGCGCCAGCTTCAACGCTGCCGACTGGCTTATTTCCACTTCATACGAACAGGCCGGAAATGCAGCGGCCTTCGCGATCGTCTTCGGGAGCTAAACCATGGCTGGTCAGAACATCAAAGCAGCAACGTCCATCAGCCCGCAGGTGATCGTCTCGCAGCAGCTCGGCACATCGGACGCAGCGGTCTATACCGTGCCCGCCAGCACGTCCGTGAAGGTGTCCCAAGGGTCCATCTGCAACGTAACCGCCAATACCGCGCCACCGGTCCTTGTGCTCGGCACCACGTCCACCACGGGCGGTACCCTTGCGGCGAGCACCTATTACTGGAAGATCACCGCCCGTTCAGCATCCGGTGAGACCCTGGCCTCCAATGAGGTCACAGCCACCACCACGGGCACCACCTCCAGCCAGCCCCTGTCTTGGGCCGCCATCCCCGGTGCAGCATTTTTCAACATCTACCGTGGCACCGCAGCCGGTGCTGAGAACGTCCTCGTCACCGCCGTTGCGGGAACAAGCTACACCGACACTGGCCTCGCCGGCGCCGCTGCGAGCCTCCCCACCGTCAGCAATTTCGCAACGCCAGTCACGGTTTACCTGTCCCTTGTCCAGACAGGCGGCACCCTCGGAGACGGCACACACCGCGTCCTGAACGCCTACTCCTTGGGAGCTAATGACACCCTGCCCCTCCGGGACTACATCGGAAGCGCAATGCTCGGCCCCGGTGACATCATCGCCGGTTACGCCAGCCAAGCCAATGCCGTTGACATTGTAGTGACGGGAACGGTGCACGCATGAGCCGCAGCGTAAGCCAGTCAGGCAGTCTCGCGAAGGCAGCAGGTGGCCCTTCATTCGCCCCGGTTGGCCGATCGGTCTACGGAAACCGGTGGGTGGCTCTCGGGGACTCAATTACCCAGGCTGCTTCAACATCCTCCAGCTTTGGCGACGGCTGGCCGACCTACGCGGGGCTGCTGTCCGCGCAGCGCATCAACCTTGTCTACAACGCTGGCATCGCAGGGAACACGAGCGCCGACATTCTCTCGCGGGTGCAGGCAGACGTGATTTCCAAAAGCCCGACGTTCTGCACGATCAAGGCCGGGACAAACGATGTCAATCAGGGCATCGCGTTCACGACCTATGTTGCGAACATGGTGGCCATCGTGCGGAAGTTGCGTGAGGCGGGGATCGCGCCGGTTCTGTGCACTATCGCGCCGCGTGCTTCGAAGCGGGCGGGCACGTCCCAGACCAACGCTTGGATTCGCCGGTATGCCGCGCAGGAGGGCATCCCGCTCATCGACTTCAACACCCTGCTTACGGAACCGTCAACGGGCGGCTACATTTCCGCCTATGACAGCGGCGACGGCACCCACCCCAACGCGGCGGGCTACCTCGCCATGGGGAACCTCGTCAACACTGTGCTGGCACCGTTCCTGCCGCCGTGGTCCCCGCCACTGCCCACGGAGAATGCGGACGGCACCAACCTGCTGCCCAATGGGTTGTTCCTGACGGACGCGAACGCGGACGGCGTACCGGATAGCTGGACCGCCTCTGGCGGCTCTTCCGGCTTCACGCACACCATCATTACCGGGGATACGGCCATCAAGGGCAACTGGGCTCAGATCGCGATGTCAGCGGCGGCATCCGCCCGCACCATCGAGTATGACGTGAACGGCGCGGGCGGCGGCTTCGCTGCTGGCGATGTCTTGCAACTCTCGGGCCGGATCGACGTGTCAGGGCTCTCGGGCGGGTCAACGCCCATCGTTTACTTCCGCTTCTACAACGGCTCGGTGAACACGGACTACAAGCCAGTCAGCAGCCTCACGCAGACCATCACTAACGGCGTGTTCTCGATGACCAAGACTGTCCCGGCAGGAACTACGTTCGTCAAGATCCTACTGAGCGCTGGTGCTGGCACGGGGACGTACAAGTTCGCCCAGCTCGGCCTGTACAACTTGACCAGGCTCGGGCTGGGCTAGCCCTTGATTGCGGTGGCCAGGGATTCCGCGATGATCTTCACGGCGGGCGCTGTCGGATGTACACCATCGGCTGTCATGCCGGGAATGTAGTGGTCGCCGCTACGTACGCCAACCATGGGGTCAACGAATTGCCAACCCTGCGAAACGGCGAAGGGCTGCAACTGAAGGTTGTAGTCTGTGGCCCATTCCGGATTGGCATCACGCGGCGGGATGGCCGACACGACCACCCGTTTAGCGCCGACCTTCTGGGCTATGGCCTTCAGGTGGTCGGCGCTGGTGGCGAACGGCACCCGGCCACCGTCGTTCGTCCCGGCAATGATCACAAGCACGTCGGCAGCCACGGGCTTGGCGTTGGCTAGCATGTCCTCGGTAGTGGCGCCCTTGAGCGCCCACCCGCCCACGAACTGCTCGCCGCTCGGCAACAGAGAAACCCAAGACAGCGTACCGAGTTGACCGGCCATGAAGTTCGGGCTATTGCCTGCAGTGACGGAATCACCGATAGCGGTAACGGTGATCGCCTTCGGGCTGGGCTGAAGGGTGGCCTTCCCGATGTTGTCATATGCCTGCTGGACCTTCTCAGAAACGGGCGGCGGCTCGGCTGCGCACCCGGCCAGCACTGCAGCAGTCAAAGCGAAAACAAGCATGGCCCGGAGCTTCAAGGCATCCCCCAAAAGTCAGATGTGATTGCTTTCATGATAAGGGCTACATAAGACCGGTTAAGTGCCCTTCCCGTAATTAGTTTCACATTGCAGGCCCTCACCCTAACCGGTGAGGGCTGCTTTTTTGTGCCCCAAATCGACCCATGCACGCTCAGTCTCAGCCGTGCTTGATTAT